CATAAACAAAGACCCGACGTCGATATACCTTACCGATAAAGAAACTGAGTTTCCGCTTGATCCGGATGGAACGTCCGAAGAGCTTAAGCCTACGACTGCCGACTACGGAAACCACTTGAAGTCTGCAGAAAGCAAGCCGGATAGCTACAAGGGAGCGCAAATCTTGATGGCGACAAACCGGATTGTTCTAAACGCCAAAGAAAATCAAATCATGGGATTTTCCGGCGGTGAAACCAACTTCGTCACGCTTGAAAACTTTACCGTCGACGCCAAAAAGAAAATCAAGACCTTCGGAGAGAAAGACCACTTTCACAAAACAAAATCCAACTTCGTCGTTGAGGCAGAGAAAAAGATCGAAACCAGCTCCAAAGACGGGCACGTTCACGAAACCGAATCCGACTTCGAGGTCAAAGCCGAAAGCAAAATCAAAACCAAATCCGCAAGCGGCCACGTTCACGAGTCAGATTCGGACTTTGACGTTCTTCCGTCTGGAAGTATCCACCTTGCTACGAAAGGTGAAAGCGAACCTGCAGTTCGAGGGCAGCAGCTCGTCGACCGGCTTACGTCTCTTATTCAAGCTCTTACGCAAGAAACGCACCCGACTCCGGTTGGCCCGACCGGACCGCCAACCAACGCTGCAGCTTACCAATCCACGCTGCAGCAAATCAAGCAAACCATCAAGTCGAAGAAAGTGTACGTCGAAGCGATTGGGGAGCGCGTTTAATATACTCTTCTTTTCAGCGAGTTAATATGTATGATTGAATCAGACCCACAAACCGTATTATGAACAAGCAAACCAAAAAGATTGTCGAGCTTATCAACAAGGTCGTGAACAAAAAGCTCAAAAAGGAGCGAAAGCGGCTTAAGAAGCAAATCACGAGGAACGTTCTCAGTGAGGTGAACAAAGCTCTTCAGCAAGGCGGCGGGCAGCAAAAGCAGCCACAAAGTAAAGATCCTCTCGTTAACGAGGTTCTTCAAAGCCGAGACAACAAAGAAGACATGAAGGAAGCGGTGCGCCAAGGCGCTTCCGATAATCGGAGTCAAAACGAAGAGCAAAGCAAAAAAAGAAACCTTGAGAAAGTCACTGAAACCATCCGTAATCAAATGAGCGGAGGGGGTGGCGGCGGCCAGCAAAAGCAGCAGATCAACGCCCAGCACCAACCGCAACCACAGCCTAGCCCACAGGGCGCAGGTGGAGCGGCGGCCGCAAATCCAGTAGCGGCGCAAGCTATGGGCGGCCAGATGCCAATGGGCGGCGGTGGTGCTGCAGCGGCGGCACAAGGAAGCGCTAGCCCCGTGTCTATGGAAGGAGGAATGCCTATGGCCGGAAGCGGAGAGCATGCAAACGCAGAGAAGAGCGGCAAGCAAGCGGCTCCACAAGCCGAACAGCAGGCTCCACAAGTTCCGCAAAACCCACAGGCAAACGCCCAAGCAACTCCAAACAAAAGCGCAACTTCCGGAGGGCAGCAAATGGGACCGCAGCAAGGTAGCAAAGGAGATTGGCCTTCAGTAGACGGAGGACAAAAGATGGGCGGTGCCGTTCCAAATCAAGCGCAAGGCGGCCAGCAAGCAGCACAACCGACTGCAGCGGAGAAGGCGGCGGCTCCAGACCACGTGAAAAACGCGGCAAACCGAAACTACAGCGAGTTGATCGACAATTTTGATTAACGATGAACAATCAAAGATCTCTCGGGGCGAACTACCCGCTTCAACAGTCGAATGATGGGTATTTTGACAAAACGTATACGACGCTCGAACACACCCGAGCGAACATCATAAACGTGCTTTCGACGAAGAAAGGAGAGCGGATTGCCCGCCCGGAGTTTGGGACAAATCTTGAAAAGTTGCTTTTCGAGCCGATGAACCAGCAGCTCGAAAGCGACATAAGAGACGAAATAAACTCTGCAATCTCTCGCTCGCTTCCGTATGTCGATATTCAAGACCTTGCGGTAAGCAGAGACGAAGAGAAAAAGGTAGCCGCCGTGGAGATTGAGTTTACGACTCCATTTTTGCCCAAAGAGCGGGAGGAAAACATCGAACTTTTCTTTGAACTCTCAGATCAATCGTAAAGCATGGCAGATGAAGGTCCGATAGATATTCGGTACCTGAATCGAGACTTTCAATCGATTCAAGACCAGCTTATCAACTTTGCCGAAGCCTACTACCCGAATACCTTTCGAGACTTTAGCGAAGGGTCAATCGGGCTTATGTATATTGACATGGCTTCGTATGTGGGAGACGTGCTTTCTTTCTATACCGACGTTCAGTTCAAAGAGGGGTTCATTCAGTTTGCCGAAGAAGAGCAAAACGTCGTTTCACTCGCAAAAGAGCTTGGGTATCGGCCGAGCGTTACCAATCCGGCAACGAGCACGCTTGACGTTTTCGCGACGGTTCCTGCACGAGAGGTCAGTGGGACCGTTCAACCGGACTTTCGGTTTGTTCCGGTGATTGAAGAAAACATGGTTGTGGCTTCAAGCTCGCAGCCGGGAATCGAGTTTCGCACGGTCGAGGAGGTAAACTTCGAGGTGGACACGCCAGACAGCCCCTTGGAGGTCGATATCATTGAGAAGAACCCCAACACAGGGAAACCTTCCAAATACCTGCTTACAAAGCAAGTTCAAGCCGTTGCGGGGACGATCAAGACGACGACCTTTTCTTTTGACGACCCGGAGGCGTACCCGACGAGAACGATTCAAGATGAAAACGTTATCGAAATCTTGAGCGTTACAGACTCGCAGGGAAACGAGTGGAAAGAAGTTCCATATCTTGCGCAAGACCGGGTCTTTGAAGAGTATAGAAACACCGAATCTGTTGACCAGAGGCTGTCGCAGTACAACGAAGAGGCTCCGTTTCTTCTTACCTTAGAGCGGCAGTCGAAGCGGTTCACTGCGCAAACCCAACAAGACGAGCGCACGTACCTCCAGTTTGGATCTGGCGTTTCGACCGATAGAGAAGAAGAGCTTGTTCCAAACCCTCTAAACGTCGGAAACTCTGAAGTGTCAAGCGGGAAGCAGTTGGAACGCTCACTTGACCCGAAAAACTTTCTTTCGGTCGATAGCTACGGAGAAGTTCCTTTCGAGACGATTTTGGAGGTCGAGTACGTTTCCGGCGGTGGGGTTGACTCGAACGTTCCGATTGACGATCTCACTGAAATCAGCACGATTGACTTCAATCTCGAAAACGTGACGGTCGCGAATTCAGACGCCGAAGAGACGCTTCAAAACATTCAAGATTCGGTTCGAGTGACAAACCCGGTTCCAGCTACGGGAGGAGGTCCGGGAGAATCGACAGAAGAAATCCGACAAAACGCACAAGCGTTTTTTGCCGCACAAAACAGGGCAGTCACGAAAGAAGACTACGTGACACGGGTTTTGTCGATGCCAAGCAAATACGGATCTGTCGCCAAAGCGATGGTAAGAAGCGACGACTCTGAGTTTTCTGTGAACATCTACGTTCTCGGGTGGAACGACAAAAGGCACCTTGTTCCGGTCAACGAAGCCATCAAGAAAAACATAAGCAATTTTCTCAAAAAGTACCGGATGCTTACAGATGGAGTTACAATCTCTGACGGGTTTGTTGTCAACGTTGGAATTGAAGCTGAAGTGTCGGTTTCAAGGTCTTCGTCGAAAAGGAAAGCGAAGTTTTCGATCATCGAATCTCTTGAAGAGACGTTTGCTCCGGAGACTCGAAACTTCAACGAACCGATTGTAAAGGGACAGATTATTAGCCAGCTCAACTCTCTTGACCTTGTGCAAAACGTTCAAAACCTTTCGTTTGAAAACAAGATCGACCCAGATGAAGGCTATTCCGGAAACAAGTATGATCTTGAATATGCCGAGAGAAAGGGAGTGATCTACCCTTCTCAGGACCCATCGGTTTTCACGGTTCGATATCCAAAAAAAGACATAAAAGTTAGAATCACGTAATGTTTGAAATATACCGACCGGAAAAAGACGCTACCATATATGAGTACGCAAAGAAGGTAAACTCCGGAATCGACGAGATCCTTGAACTCAACACCGATTCCGATTCGGACCAGAACTACGGCGCTTCGCGAGTTTTGATCAAGTTTCCGGAAGTCGATGATTCGTTCAACTCGTTCGTCGACGGTGGATCGAACGTTTTTGTTTCTTACGGCTATGAAACCGTAAACCGAAATCCGGCAGGCTCTTCTACGGACACTGATCCGAACATCTTCAACGTTAAAATTGAAGATCTCATTGAACAATCGCAAAACGGGGAGGTGAACACATTTGCTTTCTACGGCCAGAGGCTCGCCGGAAAGCGAGAACCGAAAAACCCGACGCCAGAGCCAGAAGTGGATGACACGAGAAACCCAAGCGCATGGCTTCGGCTTTGGTTTGCTAACGGAATGGGGCTTCCGAAAAAGTATACTATTGAGGCGCTTCCCGTGCAAGAGCCGTGGACCGAAGGAAGAGGCCGGGAGTCGAACGACCCGCCGACGAGAGAGCCAGTGAACTGGATTGAGCGAACTCGAAGCGAAGACTGGCAAGAAGAGGGGGGAGACTTTGACTTAACTCCAAGATCGGCAGAGAAGTTTGTTGGAGAAGACCCGGACGTTTCTATGGACGTAAACGCCGTAATGTCTGAAGACTTGGAGCACGGAATTTTGCTTCGCCGCAAAGACGAAAGCTTCAATCGAAAAACCGAACTCAAGTTCTTCTCTTCCAACACCCGAACGATTTACGTTCCTCAGCTTTTGGTCGGGCGAGACACTTATACCCGCAACACCGAAGGCGCAGATCCGGTCGAAAAGGAAAACTTCACTGCTTACGTCACGGACCTTAAAAACTTGTATAGCCCGACGAAAACAAGGTTCTACGTAAATGTGAAAGAAAAGTACGAGCAAAGAGACTTTTTGGGAATCCGGCCGACAGAAGACAGGCAAGAAAAAAGTGCGTACCTTCCAAGGCGCAGTCTCACGTGGCAAATCGAAGACGTGAGAACCGGAAACGTCGTTTTTCCATTCAACGAAGACTATTCTGCCGTTTCATTCGACGGATCAACCCACTACTTTGACGTTGACTTGGGAAGCCTATTTCCAAAGCGGCAGTACAAGGTCCTGTTTAAGTACACAGATCCGGAGACCGGAGCAACCGAAATTTTCGATCACGACCAAAGATTCAAAGTAGACAATGGATCGCAACTATAAAAATCACATCAAATGGGAAGAAATCGGTGAAGACGAGTACATCGAAGCAAGGATTACCGAAGACGGAATTCCAAACGCCGAAGAGGTCCGTTCGGTATTTAACGCCGAAGTTACAGGCAACCTCACTTCAGACTCTGACCTTCTTCTTCGAGACGCAGTTCAAACGTCTTGTTCTCAAAATCTCTCTAACGTCGAAATCTCTCTTGAAATCGACCGCTCGCCCCCTTACGAAATCACAAGAAACGACACGGTCGTAAAAGAAGACTTTGACTCTTTTCCTTTTTCCGAAACGCTCGACACTTCGATAACCGGAGACGTCGAGTATGAAGTCACAAACGACTCTGGCAACACCGACACCTGCGAGATCGTTCATCTTCCGGTGGACATTTCTTCTACCATTTCCGGATCAGACGCCACGATTAACTTAGACATAGGAGAGGCTCCACCGTTTACGCTTTCGAGAAACGGGTCTCAAATCGCTTCTTCTCTCGTCGAGGGAGACTTTCCTTACCAAGACGATATTCCGACATCGGTAAGCGGTAAAGTGACCTACGAGATTGAAAATGATCTCGGGTACACGGATACCTCTGAAGTATATCCAGTTGAAATCTCCGCTTCATATAGCGACCCGGTTGCAACGATCAATCTCGAGATAAGTTCGGCCGGTCCCTATGTAATAAGGAGAGAAGGAGTCGAAATTGAAGAGTCTATCGACGCTTCCAGCTTTCCTTACGACGACGATCTTGGACAAACGACTGGAATTGTAAACTTCGAAGTCGAAAACACAGAAGGAAACTCCGATAGCGCTACCGTAACAATATGATTGACGAACAGTTTTTCAATTCTGGAGAAATCGAGCGTGGGGTCTTCGAGCCCTTCTATGGGGAGTACCGTAAGAAAAGCATTCGGGACAAAGTATTCACTTCTGCAGAGAGAGAAGAGATCGTTACTCACGTTCACCGCACGATTCCGGTCGTAACTGAGCGGACGGACGTTACCCTGCCGGGAGCGGAGATCGAGTTCTCTGTTTACGATAGCGACAAAACGCTTCAATATTGGAAGCGTTCCTCTGACTACGAGCTTAGTGGACTGGAGTTTCGACTAGACGTTCTCCAAGACATTAAAGAGGCGAACGTGCCGGATGGCGCCAACTACATTTTGCGCTACAACTTCTTCAACCCGAAAATCGAAAGCGGGAATTTCTACGTCAAGTCCATTTCCAACGACAACAGGGAGGTTCGGGTAAGGGTCAATCCAGACGCTTCAGATGCCATCAAGCAAGTATTCAACGAAACGTTTGGCCAAGACCCGCAACCGCTTGATCTTGTCTTGAACTTTGGGAACAACCAGTACTTTCACGTGTTGAATTGGGAGGGGGTGGCGTCTGTCGATTCAGATGGAAACATTCCGTTTGACGCAAACGGAAATCCGGTCGTGAAAGAGGCGGTTGTCCGGTTTGAAGAAACGGTAAGCGACAGCATTTCCGTCGGAGACGACGTTTGGCTTGACTTTGAAGTCGGGCGGCCTTACTTCGATAGGTTTCAGATTTTTCGGAGCGAAGAGATTCCGGTCGAGAACGAGCTTGCAGATCCAAACTTTACCGTAGAATTCGATAAGTCAGAAGCTTCTGAAAGCAAGTTTGAAACGTTTGAAGACCTAACCCAAGGCACCGACTTCAAGACTTCTAAAAGCTTCGTAGAAACCAGAATGAGCGGTTCTAAGCCCGTTCAGCTAAACGTTGACTTCACCGACTTTGAAAACTTCATTCACTACTCCAGCGCCGAAGAGCGGCTCAAAAACTTTCGCTACAAAATCCGGAGCATCAACAAGAAAACAAGCCAGATCAAAGACTTGGGACAGTCTGAAATGGCGTTCAAGAATCGGCTGAAAGAGCAGATAGAATCGATCATCGGTTCTTTCGACGCCTACGAGCAATGGCTTTTTCGCAATGAAAACGGATATCCGAAAAACGACGTCGGGGCGCTTAAAGACCCCGAGAGCAAAGAGGTCAAGGTCTGGTTTCAAGAGATGTTTTCAATGGCCGCCTCTTACGACGACAGAAACGACTCGGCACTCCGAAAACAGGTGCCAGAATTTGTTCGTGAAGACGGGCAAAACGAAGACTTCATTCTCTTCGTTGACATGATCGGCCATTGGTTTGACGTAAACTGGCTTTACATTCGGCACTTAGAGTACCTTCACAACCCGAAAGAAAATCCTTTTGAGCCGGAAACGTTGAGCGCAGACCTGTCGGAC